ATGGCGGTGCAAGTTCGGGTAAATTGTCCCACACATCAGCCATACTTTCGGGATCGGGCAAGTCATCATTAACGCTTTCTATCCATTCACGCCACTCATTCCAATTTTCTTTGCCTATATTGGTATCAAGAAGATATTGTTTTTTATCGTTACGCATTACGCCCGGCATACGCGATAATCTTGACGGATTTCTATTCTGAATATCAAGTTTCAATCCGTTTTTATTACACACGTTATACAGATAATCAACACGTTTTTTATATTCTTCATATGTTGACGCGTCAATTTTTACTATTGCGTGCAGGCTCTTTTTGCCACTGTATACGAGTGCCGCAACAGGTAATTCCAATTCTGTTATAATGGCTTTTTGTGCCGAAATGTCCATTGTATCGGATTCGACAAGTGCATATCTGAACTCCGTTACGTTTTCATTTTTTACGCCCTTACCGTCAAGAGGGTTAAACCTTATCCACGCACCGACTTCGCTGTTATAATCGCCGAGTACACTGCCTATATCGCCTTTGCATTGGTACAGTTCCTTTATAAGCTGACCTGCCGTTCTGTCGTAACAGCCTTTTGACGGCAAGAATTTTCCGTCATGTTCCCAACTTTCCGTAACATAGCCTACGTTTTCATCCGGCTCAAAAAGTGTTTCGAGGTATGTGATAATCTGCTCTGTCGGATTCCATTGTTCGGGAATATGTATCTCACTGCGTTCAAGCCAGTTCCTGTCTACTACAACAAGTTCGTCTTTAGAACCTATTTCACTGTCCCAATCAAGTTCGGCTGATACATTCTCATAATGGTATCCGTTTTCTTTAGCCATTTGAATGATAGTTCCGCCAGTAACGGGAGCAGATGAGCCTTGAAATGTCGCCCACTTCTTTGCACATTCACCGCTATGGTAACGGTTTACGTCTTTCATACTCCACATATCCCAATCAGATACCGTATATCCCTCGTGTTTTAGTGCCATACCTACGTTTATCCACTCTTGATAACTGCAAGTTGACGGATCAATATATTCAAGAATTTCTGTCAAATTATAATCGTTCATATCTTAATTCCTTTAATATTCACTCGGATTTATCCCCGACGGTATTCGCCAACCGTTTGCGGCAATTCTGTCAATAAGATTTTTTGCTTTTTCAAACTCCCAAACACCGACGTGCTGAAAACCTCGACTTTCAAGAAAGCGTATTTGCTTTGGAGTTGTAAGTCCTGCCACACGTCTTTTCTCCAATCGTTCAAGCAGTTTGGTTGCCTTACCTGCGTTATCTATTTCATCAGGGAATATTCCGTATTTTTCAAGTACCTTTATTTGTTTGTCTGACGGAGGTGACATTTCCCAACCGAATGTCGGTACATATCCCGATAAATCTTCGGCTTGTATGCTCATTTCAAATTGCAGAGGATCAACCAATTTACGCTTACGTTTCTTCATTTCCGCAAGAAGATTTGCAAGTGCCTCTTCTCTTTGTGCAACTACATCTTCGCTTGCCTTTTCCTCTGCCTCTTCTATGTCAACAGGATAACCCGCATTTTCGATATTCTCCGTCATTTTTACGGCAACTTCTTCATTTTCGCAAATCAAATGTGCGGGGTGACACAGTTCGTGTCGTTCCGTATGCCATAAAAAATCGAGTAAAAGTAAGTGGTCCTTATTCGGTGCAAGTCTTGTTCCGCGTCCTACCATTTGACTGTACAAACTGCGTACTTTTGTAGGTCTTAATATGACAACGCAATCAACATCAGGGCAATCCCAACCCTCTGTCAAAAGCATTGAATTGCACAATACGTTATACTTATTGTTTTCAAAATCATTTAATATTTCTGCTCTTTCTTTGCTTTCGCCGTTTACTTCCGCCGCTTTAAATCCTTTTTCGTTCAGAATATCTCTAAACTTTTTACTCGTCTTTACAAGTGGCAGAAATACAACTGTTTTTCTGTTTTTGCAGTGCTTTGTCATTTCATCGGCTATCTGATACAAATACGGATCCAGTGCCGTACTTAAATCACTTGATTTAAAATCACCCGCTTGCATACCTACGCCTGTCAAATCAAGTTTTAACGGAATTGTCAGAGCCTTTATCGGACTTAAATATCCCTCTTTAATAGCTTTGGGAAGTGTATACTCATATGCAAGGCTTTCAAAAACCTGTCCGAGATTTTTCATATCGCCTCTGTCGGGTGTTGCCGTAACTCCTAATACCTTTGCGTCACAAAAATGGTCTAATACACGTCTGTAACTGTCGGATATGCAATGATGTGCCTCGTCTATTATAATGGTATCAAAGTAATTACTTTTGAATTGATTTAATCTTTTTTCACGCATTAGTGTTTGTACCGAACCTACAACTACTCTGTACCAACTTCCTATACAGCTTTCCTCTGCCTTTTCCGTTGCACAACCTAAGCCGGTTGTTTTCATAATCTTGTCAGACGCTTGTTCCAACAGTTCCCCACGATGTGCAAGTATTAAAACACGCTGACCTTTTCGCACACATTCTTCCGTTATTTTTGCAAAAACTATTGTTTTACCGCACCCTGTCGGAAGAACGAGCAATGTTTTATTACAGCCGTTCTCCCACTCGCGGAAAACGGC